GCATGAGTAGCCATGCCTCCATTTTGAGATACTGCCAAGGCGATCAAGACCTCAGTGATAGCTGAAACAGTATCAAGATTTTCTTTTGTTTCTGTGACTGCTTGCTCAGCTTGAGCTGCTGCCTCTTTGTTCTTTTGCAATTCCTGAGCTACCTTACTGAATTTCTCGTTTTCAGCTCGGTTTGGGAAATTCTCCTCATAGAGCGACTCAAGAGCTAACTCGAAAAGCTCTGTATTAGATAAGCTGATTTTATCAGCTGGCAATAAGATTGGAACATTTGCCCCATTTGCATTTACAAGTGTGACCTTGGTGGCTGATACCGCACCACTTCCATCATATTCTAAAGATTTTGAACCGTATTCTAATTTCATATAGTTTCCTTTCGTTTTTAAATTTTAAATGAAATATTATCAAAGTTGAGCCAAGTGGCGTCAACGTTTCCCTTGACGACTATGTTACCGCTCGAATAGAGACCTAAAACAGCCGTGCCATAGCTATTATTTAGAGCTGATACAAACATAGTTTGTTTAGGTCTAAAGCCGACAGGTAAGACACCAATAACTGTCTCTTTTGTTGTTCTGCCTTTGTAAGCTGTGCCTCTGATGTAAACCACTCCATCAAATGTTTTTGAGTACTGAACTTTATCGTAATCAGGATGATGTACCCAGCCGTTTTGTAAAGGTAGGACTTGCCAAGTAGAGTCTTGAGTGTATTTTTGGATGTCATCTTTAGTAGCAATCTCTTTCCATTGTGACGGTTTCCACTCAGTATTGTTGTTGTAAGTCCTAAAGAAAAATCTATTTGATGTTACCCCTGTGAAAAATTGGACGCCTTTCCAGTTATCAAGCCAAAAATTTTGATATAGACCCCAATCGTTGCCAGTAGGGTTGTCGTCATATTTATCACTTCTCCAACCGAACTCAGTTCCTTGCTTATTCCAAACGTCGTTCCATTGAGCACTACCTCTACTTAGGCCCCCGTTATTATCAGTCAGTCGATACTGCTGAATAGGTTTGTCATCTACATATATGTCACCTTTCACATCCAAGGCTCCACGTTCACGGATTTTGTTTACTCCTACGCCTGATCTATCATAAGATAAGACTACGCTCTCCGTTGCCACGTTGACCATGAAATCAGTACGAGTGAATTTGTCCTCAAGTGTGCCAATAACAACCCACGACTGATTGGCTAGATAATTGCCAGCTAGGTTAGCATGAGAGTTGACTAGGTTTGAGATACTTGTCCAGGATCCAGTGGCTGGTCCTGTGTCTACTTGAAAGTTAGTAGTACCAAGCCGAGCAACCTTGAATGTTAAGGTCATTGAGTTTTTTTGACTTCCTGCAACCGTCAGAGGTGCTACTTTGGTATTTCGTGTAACTGTTAATGTGCTAGAGGTTGAGCCCGTTCTTGCTATGCTAAAGCTAAGAGCAGGAGCAAAATACTCCAGCACGGTTACAGATACCTCTTTAGTATCAGACCATCTACCACGGCTATCAGAGACGCTTGCTCTGATTTTAATGGTGCCGTGATAGTTCATAATTCCCAGACTCCCACCGTTTGAACTTGTGGACTGGTTTTTGCCGATTATTTCAGCATAGTATCCAGTAATAGATGAGCCATAAGAACCGACTGCACCATTAAACGCTACTTTGATGTTAGAGATGACCTGAATGAACGTGTTACCGCTTGGGATAAGGTTTTGAGCCGCACCATTCAAGTCTGACAGTGTAACCCCTGAAAATGTGGGTTTCACATTTGCTGGTACGCTAGCAGTCAAGGTAGTAGACTGTGTCCCTGTCTTTGTATTCCCCGAGTAGGTATCTACAAAGATTGTCCCTGTCCCACTCGCTGAGTTTGGGATGTCATTAGCAAAATCAATAGGGATTGACCATGTAGCAGATGTGTCTACATTCGTTGCAATCGTCCCTGACTTACCTGCCCATGAATAGCGCACTGTATGCTTGAAACTTGAGCTTTGACGGTTAATATTGATAGTAACTGAACTACCAATAACTCCAGGGCTCACGCTTACAGAGCTAGAGCGTGGTATAGTTGTCAGGCTGAGACTAGCTGACACTGTGATAGTCCCATGCAGGCCATTGTTAGGATTGAACGTACAAGAAATAGGGAGCTTTTTAGTCCCATCTGCATTGTGTGAGATTGTACTTGAACCACTAGCAAGAGTGTACTCCTCACCTGATGTCTCCCACGTCGGGTAGCTGTAATGCACGTTACGACCGTCTAAATTGAGAGACAACGTACTGTCTCCTTGATGGTTATGAGTGTAATAGGCACCTGTACGGCTGACTGTCATCCGCCAGTTGACAGTTGAGGTGTTAGCTGTGATACTCTGAGATCCTTGATCTACATATACATTGAGATACAAGCTCCCACTTGAATTACTAAATTTAGCCATTTTACTCCTTTCTATCCAACGTAGCGGATGACATTCATATCAGGATTGATATGATACTGCTCTTCTCTAAAACGTCCAATTTGGATAGTTTTGGAGAAGATACCATTCTCGATATGAATGACCCCTTGTGAAATATACATGACCTCTACACCAGCACTAAACATTGAGATACGGCCGTTAGGGTTGAACATCATGCTAGAGCTGCCATCATTCTTACCAATAACAAGCCCCTCATTTGAGGAACTCATATAGGTGTCAATGAAATTCCAGCGGTCAGATAATTCTCCCAAATCTTTGGCAATGTTTGAAACACGCTGACTAGCTGAAATCAAATCTTTCTCAGCTTGTACCCTTGCGGTCTCGTTAGATTGGACAAAGTCTTTGTAAGCCTTTATCCAATTATCAAGTGTGTCAGCGCTAGCTTTAGCCTCAAGCTCAGCCTGGATAATTCCAGCTTTCTCGTTTAGAGCGTTCAGTTGTTCCTGAGTTAGCCCTTGATCTGCTTTAGAATTAAGGCTATCCTCAACATCCTCAGGAGCTGGTATCCAATCAATAGGGATTGTCCCGGTATTGACTCTTAGATTTGAGATGATGACCGTTCCATCTGAACCTTTCTCAAAATTTAGATACAAGGCAATCTCTTCAATTAGATCACTTGTCCTACCGTTTGAGTATGGTTTCCACAGCCAAGGTTGAGAATACGTGCCAGATTTAACAGATGTAGTATCTATGTGTTGTATTCCTAAGGCTTTATCATCAGTAGTAAAATCCCACTGTTCTGGCGAACCGTTTCTATACTTAATTACACGATTAAGCCTAAAACCTTTGATGGTTTCAGAGGCCACATAATCAAACGTTAAATAAAGCGGTTGAACCGTTGGCCAATTCTGAGCTGATTGTGCTAGTGTATAGATTTTCCCTTGATTTCCTATAGTTGCTCTAGCAGTTCCTAGTGCAAAGTTACGAGCGCCAACCCTCACATTATCAAAGAGAGCTGTCCAGTTGTAGCTTGTAGGATCCTGACTGTCTGCCTCTGTAAAATCTGTGTACGTCCCAAAATAGCGCTTGTTGGCGCTTGATGACGTACTGAACCCATCACGCCCATCCTCTGAACTGGCCCAAGCTCTATGCAAGTACTGAGTCTTTCCTGCCGTTCCGTCAGATGTATTGATAAGCGTCAACTGCTCAGAGGCTACCTCTTTGTTATCAATCCAAGCTGAAACCGTCAAGACCATCTTTTGGTTGACATCTGAGGCATTGACGATGTATCTAGCACTAGTAGACTTGATGATACCATCCACAGACCAGCGCCAGCCACTATTGATAACCTTGTTTCCTCGCATTAAAGTAGGGGTCACAATGGTCTGACCTTGGCCGTTTTTAAAAGCTATACCGTTATCCGTGGCAAGTTTGATAGTGTAGGGCTTAGCGTCCTCTATCATTCGGTCTAGCTGTTGCTGAATGCCTTGAGATAGACGATTTTCAAGTGCTTTGGCATTTGAAAAAGTGGTCTTGTTATTCTTCGGATTGGTAAAGCTGATAGTTTGCTCAGATACCCTCATCTCAAGCAAAAGAGTAGGGTTAAATCCGTCATCATAGACCTTGACTGTATCCCCGATATCTAAATCTGCGAACCCCTCTGCCTCGTAAGTGACTGCAGGGTAGCAATTCTTCTTCAGTTCACGGTAAGCCATCGAACGGATGACCTCAG